GCAACTATTACAACGGGTTCAATGAACCACTGGATAAACTAATGGACATAATGAACTTGTTAATTTATATCGCCATTGGTGCCGCTTTTGGCGGCGTCATTGGCGCGGTAGTAGGGACTGTAGTTTACTTTCTACTGATTGCAATGAGTGATAAAGACTAATTAGACCTTGACAAACTGAAATAATATGTTATACTATAGACTTACTTAAACAGATATATTATATTAACTAATTGTGTTAAACTCCCTTAAAGAGTTTAACACTATATAAGGTAATAAAGATATGAACAAAACAGATAACCCTTACAACCTATTCCCAACAGACGAGTACGTTGTAAAAATGATACACCTACACCCTTCCAACTCCACATCCCAACAGAGAGGCAAGAGCGCGTACAGGTCAATTCTCAAGGTATGGAAGAAACTGAATGTAAACTTTCCACCACGAACTGACGTACCACCGGACATTCAAGTTGAAGCACGATGTAGACCTGGCGACGCTCCCAGTAGAGCTAAAGCCAGGGAAATCTTACGTATTAAGGCACAAGCTGTTAAGGAGGCATTACAATGGTAACCACAACAGATCCTAGGGAAAATGATTTCACTGACGACGAGATCTTTCAAGCAATCGACTTTAGCACGGAAACCCATTATATTTGGGGTGAAGAAGACGAGCTAGAACCAACGGACGAAGAGCTACACGAAATCGAAGATATGTTCGAAGAGTTCGGGTACAATGAGTAACATTAATCATATTACCTATAAGAGCCGAGAATGGGACAATGACGCTAACGGAGGGCGCGGCCAATGGATTACGCTTGAACGTGGTCCCGCTTTAATGCTGGCTTTTGGCACTGACTTTGAAGAACTACGCGACGGAGTAGGACAGTATTCAACTGCCATTATTGAATGCCCTGACGGAACGGTTAAAAATTTACCGTTAGACCAAATAAGGTTTGTTCGAGATGAATAAGAAATTTGACAAGACTTACTACGGCATAGACGTCAAGCTTGACACTGCCGCCGCTCGCTCAGCAGCTAGGCGGATGTGCGGACACCAAAAGCTTAACGTACGCTTTGACCTAAAACCGCGAGAGGCACCGTATACGGACGGAAAAACCATACACATAGAGTCACCTATCAACTATAGGACGAAAGCTGCTCTAACGGCTTGGTGGGCCAAGCTGATACATGAAACACGGCATAACACACCTCGTGGTAAGCAGTGTTTCGACGTAATGAAGAAAGACCGTATAGATACTAAAGATATACACGGATTTATGCTAAACCTTTTTGAAGATAGCGTTGTGGACAATATCGACCGTGGACAGTTCATGGGCCAGGATGAAACAACTTCCTGGTACCATGGTTTCCTGTTTGACAAGAACACAACAACTAAGGACCGTATGGGTGACCTGTGGCATGCCGAGGAACTTGCTGAAACTGGGCATGTCATAGGAACATCCTTTATACTTGAAGCACTGGCGCGTCAACAGTACATGCCTGTGATGATAGGTAAGGCCAATACCCTGCTAGAGGACCCGAAACTTAATCCCGTTATAGCTGAACGGGTACAACGGGCCATTGATAGGGGATGGTTAGCTAAGTTAGAAGACCTGGTAATCAATGCTGATTCACCAGATAGTAAAGCAACGGACGTATGGGAGTTCACGAAAGACTACATAGCGGACATACATGAGCTACCACCGTACGAACCTCCACCGGAGAGTAAGGCAGGTGGTGGAGGCGAAGGCGAAGGTGAGGGTGAAGGCACAGAGCAGGAAGCCCAAGGAACTGGTGAAGAAGACGCAGAAGGGCAGGCCAACAAGCAACTTTGCGAACATCTCTTTGAGGAGATGGCTCGCGATACCCATGCTGAAATAGACGACAGGACCACGAAAGTAAGCAGGGGACAGGATATGCAGCTTATCTATCCTGACAACATGAGTAGGACGTACGATATAGTTAACCCTGAACAGTTTATCATTGCAGACTATCACCGAGAAGACTTTTTTGATGCGACGGGAGCTACTAAGAATGTATCCAGGGACTTTGACAGTACCTGGAATGACCCAAGCCCTGGCTACATGGAATGGTTCAATGAACAAGACACACGGGACGGACTAGCAAACGAAGTGAAGCGGTACATACAATCAGAGTGTAGGACCAAAGTAACCCGGAACAAAAAGAAAGGTAAGCTAGACCAGAAGAAATTGTTTAAACTTGGAGTACCTGACGCAGGTAAAGACTGGCAGGAAAAGGTATTCTGGACTAACGAGCATAAAATGACTGTGGACAATACTGTAGTAAGCTTGCTAGTGGACATGTCAGGTTCAATGTCAGGTTCTAAAGCAATAGCTGCAGTCCAGTCCATGGACATGATAGGAGACGTCTGTCGTACACTGCAGATTGATTTTGAAATGGCAGGGTTTACGACAATGTCAATGCAGTCCAACCCTGTGCATATGCTGTTTAAGCCCTTTGGCGTAAAGACACAACGCAGTAGGATACTGACTAACATGATATGTGGCATGGACCACATGTCGAGCAACGCAGACGGAGAGAATATATTATACGCTTACCGTCGCATTATGGCTCGTGAAGCCAAGCGACGGGTGTTGATAGTCTTCAGTGACGGCTATCCAGCTGCACGTGGAGGTGACATTGCCTGGTACACTAAGAAAGTGTGCCAGCAGATTGAAGAAGAAGGTCGTGTGGAGCTACACGGAATAGGAATACTTGACGATTCAGTGAGAAAGTTCTATAATTCGTTTAGTGTCTTACGAGATATTGACGAACTTGAACCTACATTGATGGAAGTACTCAAACATAATATCCTGAGGTTTATCTAATGGCTATTGAATTTAACGACAAAGAATTAGGAACAGCAACTATGGCGACCGGAGCAACAGACGACCTACTTAACCTGTACAAAGACTATGAAGATGAAATCGAGCAGCTTAGCCAAAAGCGGCGAGAGGCAGCACCTTCAGTAGCTAAGCCAGACGACCCTACAACGCACCCTTTGTGGGGTGAGTTGAACAGCTTAGACGAGGACTACACCACACTGTGGCCAACTCAACCTGGCAATGCTGTCGGAGTAATGCTGGTGTCTAAGATAATCGGATGCCCTGTGAAGAAATTACCAGGACCTGACTTTGAGATGCCTGTGTTCGAGCAGGACTCTTGGTCTACTGAGGTAGCTCAACATATTCCAGACAGCACTGATTTAGACATTGTCAATTATGTTGCACCTATTGAAGCAACTTATTGGTTTTGCTATGGTCTAAGACTTAACAAGCCAAGCTTTCTGTCGGGTGTCAAGGGGTGTGGTAAGTCTGCATTGCCCAAGTTTATAGCGGCAATGCTTCAATGGCCATTTCTCCGCAAGCAAATGGCCAAGGACCTTGACAGCAGTGAATTCTTTGGTCAGTGGGTAGCTGACGAAGGCAGTACCAAGTTCATACCTGGTGACCTGCCACAAGCAGCGGAAGCAGGGATGATTTTACTACTTGACGAGATTAGTAATGCTCCACCAGAATTGCACCCTGCACTCCACCAAGCATTAGAGAAAGGTGGTAAAATTTACCTTAACAGTGAGGCAGGAAATATTGAAAATAAAATTGTTGTACCAGGTGACACTTTCCGAGTGGTCGCCACTGATAATACACGTGGACAAGGCGATAGCCGTGGTCATTACGCTGGTACCGATGTAATGAACAGTGCTACCATGGACCGGTTCCGAGTTATGGTTATGATGGATTACATGGACAAGAAAGCAGAGATTAAAGTGCTTAAGAACACGGTACCTGGTGTTAATGACAAGTTAGCAGGTTTGATGGTAGATGTAGCTACACGTGTTCGGGCCAGTTACGCTGCAGGCGACCTGTCCGAAACACTGAGCATGCGCCCACTGATAGAGTGGGCAGAGAAGACAGTCTGGACCCGTAATATCTTACGGTCACTGCAGACCACATTCATCAACAAGATAGAGAGCGCGTCTGAGCGTAGCGAAGTAGAGAGTCATGTTCAGGCAGTGTTCGGGAGTCTAGCTAAATGAACGACGAGAAGATACCTATCATCTTAGCCCATGTGGACATTGACAGTGATGTCATTGAAACCGTGGAAGGTGACGACCGAGGAAAAGATAAGTTTCCCCTCGGGCTAACCAGAGATGAATACAAGTCTTATTTGATTAATCATGGGTCTTCCGCAGTAAACAATATCATAGAGATATTGAACCGTGGCGGAACAGCAGATGAGATATCACATTTTCTACAGTATTTCTTGTACAATGAAGAGTTAGACTATGCCTTGGTAGAGATAACCAAGAAGGCGTTATCTGGCGACCTTGACCAGTTCGACAGCATACACGGCCAAGAACAGGACAGGGACATACCGGAAAATGTGGTAGACTTTAACGCAGCTAAGAATAAAAGGACAATTCACTAATGTCAGGTAGATGTAAAGCATGCGACAGAATCTTGTCGGAGTCTGAAATCATCTGGAATGACGATACGCAATTGCACGAAGAACTGTGCCGCGGGTGTCGGGCCAATGTCATTGTGGACATTGCCACGGACCCCGAGCGAGAAGACGACGGCATGTACGACCATATGACGTACCTTGACGATATGCTGGACGACGGAACCAGAGAGGAGTGAACGATGGAAGAATATGTAGACCACCTAATTGAGCAGAGCATAATTGAAGAGCTTGAAGAGCAGGCAGAAAACTGGGAGAAAACTGCAGAAACTTACAAGTTTCGATTAGACAAGGCGCTGCGTGATAACGCTGATTTAGCTGCTGAGAAGCAACGCCTATTAGCATTGATTGATTCAGCACCGTGTCATCCCCTATGTTTTGGCATGGCTAATCTTGGAGAAGAGTGCGACTGCTTCAAATCTAAAGCAAGGGATGAGTGATATGGGTGAAAGACTGAGACCTGAAGAGTTCGTACCTTTTGCTCCTGACGTACCAGGTACGGTACACATTAACCATTGTAAGCCTGGTCCTAAAAACCAGGCCCTTTATATAACGAGGAAAGAAGCAGATGATTCCATTATGGCTTATTGTCACCATTGCGGTGCTAGCGGGTATCACAGTGTCCTTGGTGCTAGAGCACTTAAGACTTCGGAGAGTCGTAAGCTCGCTGATTCGGAGATTCGCACTGGACTCGGTGAACCAGGAGGGACTGGTACAGGAACTAGTGGACCAGGACGTACTGACGCCGACGCGACTAAAGAACGGGCTATTAATTTTCAACCCGGATCTACTCCCGGCGTCGGTTACTACACAAATCCAAGACTCTGGCCAAAAGATGCCCAAAAGTGGTGGCTTGAATACGGACTAACGTACGAACAGGCTACGCATGTGCATGCCTCGTACAATCCAGACGACCACAGCTTGGAATATAGTTTTCTAGGAGGTAAGCAGATTAGACAATTCTCCAGGGAACCTAAGTACCTGACATATCCGAGACCTGAAATGGCATCTCGCGATATTCAGGTATCGCCGTATTCTGTATCTACTCTGGTACTGGTAGAAGATTTTAGGTCGGCATTAAAGGTAAGTAACTACGTAGACTGCTTAGCAATGGGTGGTGTTCATCCGACCGATGTACTACTTAAAGAAATAGTAACTGGACCTCACGATAAGTTTATTGTTTGGCTTGACAATGACAATCAGGCAGTGATTGCAGCCGCGAGGAGTTTAGAGAAGCGGTTAGCTGCATTAGGAAAGAATGTGGTCAGAGTACCACCTTCTACAGTCACAATGGACCCGAAGGAAGTACCTTTCTTTACAATACAAAGGTACCTAGATGAAATGAATGTACTATTAAACCAGGTGTAAATAATGGAACTTGACTTATTAAAATTGCTGTCTGAAAGAACAGCCTTTACCAAGTACGAACAGTACATAAAGACAGACAGGTTAAGCCCTGACATTAAAGAAATATTCACAGCAATGGGAGACTTTTATGGTGAGACAGGTGACCTGGAAGTAGAATGGGTAAACGAGTTCTTTGTGTGGTATACTACACTCAAGCACCCGTCTCTGGACGAAGCGAAGGTCAACCTGATTAAGATTATGTGCGACAAGCTAGACGAGATGGACGCACCGGACGACGCAGTGTTGAACACATTCATGTTCCGAGACATGGCTGCTCAGATAGCAGACATGGCTATGCATGTGGTAGACGGGACTAAGGACTTTGACGTGACGGACATGGAGAACATGTTGCTGACGTACAAAGCAGATGCACGAGTCACTAACCAGTTCCTGGAAGGGGAACGGGTTAGTAGTGATAACATTGCTGACCAATTGACAGATTTACAAGTAGGTGAGAAGTTCTCCTGGCGACTAACAGAGCTTGAAATAAGCTTAGGTCCTATTAAGAGGGGAGACTTTATTATTGTAGGAGCACGACCAGACAGTGGCAAGACTACTTTCCTTGCCAGCGAAGCAACCTATATGGCTTCACAGCTGGCTGCAGATGAATGTATTCTCTGGTTTAACAATGAGGAGGAACTCAGTAGAGTGGTACAAAGACAAGTCCAAGCGGCGCTAGGTTGGACATATGCTGAAGTTATCAAAGACGTAAGCATCTCTCAACAGAAATTCTTCGACGCATTAGGTGGAGAAAAGAAGTTGATTACGTACGATGACAGTAACATGACCGTCTCTGACATAGACAGAGCGGTCCAGCTGTACAACCCTAAGATTATCATCATTGACCAACTATGGAAACTAAGGGGATACGAGAAGGAAAGCACGAGTGAAGTAGATAGATTTGCCAGAGTGGCTTCGCACCTACGGACCCTGGCTAAGCAGCAAGGCCCAGTAATCACGACGTCCCAACTAGACGGCAGTGCAGATGGTACCAAGTACCCTGACATGAATGCCCTGTACAACAGTAAGACGGCTGTCCAGGGAGAGGCAGACGCCATTCTAATGATAGGCAGGGAAGGTGACATGGCTCCACCCAATGAACGTTGGTTGAAGGCACCTAAGAACAAGCTGCCCTTCGGTGTTCCGCGTCATAGGAACAGTGGATGGGGAGTTGAAATAGACCCTGACAAGGCACGGTTTGTATCCAAGACTAAAGAGGTGAGACCGACATGAGTGAATTAATACCACAGACGGGACCTGACGTTGCCGCCCTCATAAGGGGGGCTAACGTCATAGACCTGGAAACAACGTTGAACTCTGATGAGCTGGGAGACAAAGGCTTCAGTGGTTCTTTCAACAGCAAGAAGAATACGATTGTAGCAATGGGTATCCAGGCCAGTCCTTTTTCAGAGAAGAAGGGAAAGAATTACATTGAAGGCCACGTATGTAAGAACGATTCTATAGCAGTCGCGCCTAGATTTAGAGAGACTTATCAGACATCTGCTATGGTATCTTCGCTAGTGAGGGTTCTGGATTCCCTGGACAGGCCAATGCTGCTTGTAGGACATAACATTGCTTTTGACATAGGTCATTTGATAGCTGATTTTCCCAGTTTTGCTTCTCGTACGCATAAGATATTGCTTTGGGATACCATGATAGCGGAGTATCTCCTGTCAGCCCAGGAGCAGACGTATGTAGGTTTAGAAAAAGCCTGCGAAAGGTATGGGATTCCTTTTGAGAAGGACGACGAAGTAACAACATCTTTTAAACTAGGCATTGGGTCAGATTGTATCAACCCGGAAATACTTCTCGATTATATGAGAGAAGACGTGTCGGCTACCTCTCAGCTGTTCATGAAGCAACACAACGCTGCCCATGCAGACGGTGGGTTGCATGCTGTTAAGTACATGATAGGCCTGATGACAGCTAGACTACCGACCTTACAGGCTGAAGTACATGGCATGTACGTAGACAAGATTGGATTTGATGCACAAAAGTTAGACTTACAGAACCATTGGGAAACGTTAAAGCACGAGTTGCAGGCCCAGATGCGAGTGTTCTTTCCGGCTGGACATACAATGAATGAGATTACACCCAGCAGTCCTAAGCAGGTAGGTTTGTTGTTGTACGGTGGTTCCTTTAATGTTGCAGCAGAAGAGGTTATATACGAGGTGGACGGACTAACCCCCGTTATGTTTAAGTCTGGTCCTAAGAAGGGCACGATAAAAACGAAGAAGGTGACGGACACAAGGACGTTTAGTACGAGTCCTTTGATACAACGTATTAACGCACGGTACCCCGCAAGTGCCAATCCACCATGCAAAGCTAAGAATGGAACCAGTACCAAGGTCCTGAATGACATTTTAGACGAGGTGAATAAGATTTACCGGACTGGTGGAATCTTGCAGAATAATGAGGCTGCTACAGTGAAGTTCATTGATAAGGTACTTGAGTTCCGTAAGCTTGACAAGAACTTCGGAACGTACTACGAAGGCCTTGAGAAGCATTTTTGGGAAGCTTCAGGCAGTATTGAAATGGTAAAGATACATCCCAAGTACAACCATAACGTGACCAAGACAAAACGATTAAGTTCTTCTTCACCTAACATGCAGAACGTCAGCAACAAGGAAACACAGGACACCTAACATGGCCAATATAAAATCATTGTTTTGTAGTCGGTACGACACAGGTTCTTTAATTGAGATGGACTATCGACAGCTAGAGATACGAGTGCTGGCATTAGCTACCGCATGCCCGCAACTCATTGACGATATCAACCACGACATAGACTTGCACAAGTACTTTGCTGCACAGATTTACAATAAGATGGAGAGTGCTGTGACAGATGCGGAGCGGAAGCTTGCCAAAGGCTTCAGCTTCCAGCTGCAGTACGGGGCAGGCCCAGTGTCTATCAGTAAGCACTGGGGCGTAGAAGTGGAGCTTGTCAAGACATTCATTGCTGCTTACTATGAACGGTACCCGGAGGTTAAGACTTGGCAGGACGAGAACATAGCTAAGTGTGAGGCAAACAAGTTCAATGCGGGTACCAGACGTACGGTATACAACAGAGCAGGAGAATCCACAGACACAGACGACAATGTACATACAACGTACGTACCTAATATCTGGGGTATGACTGGGGCTATAGGCAGCTTCTGTTTAGATGGGACGTCACGAGTTAACTGGCAGGGACAGCTAGAAGAGAAGTTCAGTCCTACGCAGATAAAGAACTACCCTATACAAGGTGGAGCTGCAGATATTGTCCTTCTGATGTTGACGAAGCTAAGCAGACTGGACTTAATCTGCAGAGACACAAATTTCCTCTTTGTCAACACAGTGCATGACAGCTTTTTGTTTGACTGTGACCTCGCAAGGGTGGAGAATCTGAAGTGTATCCAGAAAGCGAAAGACTGCCTGGAATCAGTCCCCGAAGTCTTATTCGAAGTCTTCGGGATGCACAGCCCAGTGGAGTTCCCTGTTGACGTTACACGTGGGCATCGTTGGAATGACAGGACCGAAATGAAAATAGAATATAATACTTGACAAATGTGTTTTCATGTGTTATAATATACCCATAGCCTGAAGAAAGGGCTATTTTTAATAACATCAACCAAAGAGGTAAATTAGCAAATGGCTAATCCAAAAGTTTCAGGTATCATCAAGTTAAAAGCACGTCACGGTAAAGCATTCACCCTAGACGGGCATATTGGAGACGACGGACAGGATATCTGGTACACAGCCTTTGAAGCTTCACAAATAGGTGAAGTTCAAAGCGGTGCAGAAGTAGAGTTCGAAGTAAAAATCAATAAGAAAGGAGACAGAACCTACCATAACATCCAGAAGAATATCCGGGTACATAACCCTGGGTCAGGTGGAGGCAGTTCTACAGGACCAGTAGCGTCCGGTGGAGCACGGTCAACAGCTAAGCCAGGTGCTATTGCGATTGACCGTGAGCGATGCATTGTTCGTCAGAACAGTGTGAACGTAGCTGCACAGGCCATGCAGAGCATGTTGTTCTCAGAGTCAGATACTACGGAGGACATGGTGCGTACACTGTTAACCATAGCAAAGGAGATAGAAGACCATACCAGCGGAGACGCTGACCTTAAGGCAGCATTAGCTGCTAAAGCAGCACCTTTAGAGGTGGTAGATACCGGTGACGGTGGCCCTGAAGACGAGTTAGCTTACGGTGGCTAACCATTGGGACGACTATGAAGTCAATGCAGGCGGAGGACCCCATGACGGGGTCCTTTCCCCGGCAATATGGAATGATGAAATCATGAGAATCTTCTCAGGGCAGATGGCGTCGCATATTGACAAAACCATAATAGAGGCTGTTATGTTAGAGACACAAGAAATGAGACCGGTGAAGGACCCAAAGATTGCAGCACGAGACGCGGAATCTTTAGCTGTATTAATTGACGCAGATATTCTGGTGTACCGCATTGGCTTTTATGCCAACCGGGACACCACAGAAATGACCCCATTGCCTATCCTGACTGCTAGAATGGATGCTATGAAGGATGCTATCTGGAGAGACGTTCATGTAGGGTTGGGTGTTAGTGACGCTTCTAGTGAGGAAGTATGCTTCCTGACAGGCTGCAAGCAGGTAGCCAACTTCCGAGACGAGGTAGCACCTTACTACAAAGCCAACAGGGCTGAGAACAGTAAGCCTCCGTACTACGAAGAAATACGGGCGTACATACAGAAGGAATACCCTACCATTGTGACGGAAGGAATGGAAGCAGACGATTACTTTGGACAGGCAGCTAAAGACGCTGTAATACGGAATCCTAACGTACTACCAGTGATTGTGTCCATAGACAAGGACCTGCTCATGATACCTGGAGTGCACTACAACTTCGTCAAGAAAGAGATGGTGTACGTAGACGAGTTCGATGCCAACCTGTTCTTCTTTACACAGATGTTGACAGGCGATAGGGCTGACAACATCCCAGGATTGAAAGGGTACGGTCCTAAGAAAGCAGAGAAGATTCTGAAGGGTGTACCAGACATCAACGAAATGATAAAGAGAGTCTTTAAGGAATACGAAAAAGTTCATAGTGGTGATGCATGGCATCAATGGGATATACACTGTGATTTACTCTGGATACTACGGACCTTGGACCAAATATGTCCTTACCGAAGTGACCAGTCTTTCATGAAACCTACAGTACAACCCGACCGGCACGAGGCCGTACCTTTTTAATGTCAAAACGCAAGACCAGAAGACGACCGTCCAAACCCATAGCGCCTTATAAGAGTCGCTATGAGTTTGACATTGCAACCAATTTAAAACGAAGGAAAATGAAGTTTGAGTACGAGTCAATCAAAGTCGCATACCACAAGGACAGCAGCAAAGCAGAATGTATGGACTGCGGTTCTGTTAATGTTGGTATTCTTGGACATTATAATCCTGACTTTATCCTCTCCAACGGTATCATCATCGAAGGAAAAGGACGATTCGTTGCAGCGGACAGAAAGAAAATCCTTGCTGTCTTACACGCGAACAATGATATCACCAGACATAACTTCCGAATGCTTTTTATGCAAGATCGTAAGTTATCCACGAAGAGTGTCAAGCGATACAGCGACTGGTGCAACGACCACGATATCGAATGGGCAATAGGACCTGAGGTTCCTGACGAATGGCTAAAGTAAGAAATAAGAAGAAGCGTGTACGACACGCCATGATACCTGACACACAGCTAACCCCTGAGTCAGACATACGACACATTGAAGCGGCTGGTCGCTATCTAGCAGAGATGCGACCAGACAAGGTAATCATCATAGGAGACTGGTGGGACTTACACAGCTTGAACACCTTTGACAAGGCAGGTTCAAAAGGCTGGGAAGCCAAAGACCTGGCAGCAGACTTGGAGTGCGGAAATGAAGCGATGGCCAGTTTCCTCAAAGCCCTTAGGAAACCCAGGGGCTATAGCCCCGAAGTTATCTTTACGGAAGGGAATCACGAGTACAGGGCGACTAGAGCTGCTGAATCACCGGACGCCATTAAGTTCCGTAAGTATCTCGACCCGAATACCATATTCAAAGTTCGCCAACATAAAATAAAGTTTCAAAACTTCCTTGACATTGTAGTAATAGATGGTATAATGTACAGTCATTACTTCCATAACCCGGACAGTAAAATGACCAACCCAATAGGAGGTTCAATACAGAACCGACTATGGAAACTAGGAGGTAGCTTCTGTGCAGGACACGAACAGGTAGCTATACATGGCCAAGTGTATACAGCGTTAGGTCATCGCAGATGTGGTATAGTATGTGGTAGGTTCTACCAGGAAGATATGGAATACCTCGGACCTCAGAAAGCTAAGCAGTCCTGGTCAGGTATCTATGTCCTTAATGATGTTAAAGACGGCAGCTTTGATATGCTGCCAGTTAGCATGGAGTACTTAATAGATGAAAAATAAAAAGGCAGAATTCAGGAAGTTTCTCAATCCCAAGACGGGAAGTGCTCATGTGATGTTAGACATGAACACTGACAACGGAGGTACGCTTACGATTTCTGACTGCCATCGGCAGGTGTCTCTGGAATTTGACTGGTACAATTTTGACGATACTGGTCGTATTCAGAAGGGGCGTATCAAGGCTGCACAAAAGAAACTGGCTATTCTACGAGAAGCATTAGACAAGGCAGACGAGATAATGGAGCAGGCTCTTGGAGACGTCTAAAGATAAGACAGAGAGTCGTAAGCTTGCCGAAGAAGGGCGCTTTGTGGAAGCAGGTGCCATAGCTGAAAACCTACAGCAAGTGACAGGCATACGATTAACGAAGGAAGTGGACGTCAGCAAGGACACTATTCATTTTACCATGGAGTTTGTGTTGTCCGACGGTACAAAGATTGAGCAGTTCTCTGGAGTAGAACTGGCTCAATTCCAAGATGTGTTCATTGACATAACGGAAGGTGACGAGTTTGAATTTCTTGGATACCTCAGACCACAAGAACGATTTGACGAGGGTGACACAATCCGTGAAGCGTTTAACTCCAATTGATTTAACCGAGCTGATTATCGACAACTATGACCCTGACATAGTAGTCGAATTGTTAGACCTTTCAACAGAAGATTTATTGAACAGGTTTCAGGACGTTCTCTGGGACCGTAGATATCGTTTTAGTGACCTTTACGAGGACGACGAAAATGACCAAGAAGACACGACCTGGTAACCCAATAGCTAAGGAGCTTAGAAAAGATGGCAAGTACGCGCAAAGGGTCGAAATCGACCGCACCAAGTATACAAGAAAAAGCAAGAACGGCCTTGGAGAGTGCTGGACCCAACCCTGGCCCGGAGACGACGACCGTAAACCATGACACGGTCTTCCAGGCTGCAGCTAGTGTTGAAGCATTACGAATGTACAGTGTCCGGGACGGGTCACTGGACCCTGACCAATTTAAACGGCACTACGCCATGCTAGTGCGTCTGTACGAGGAACTTGCATAATGACAGACATGACGCCTTACCAACAGTACATCCATATGTCCAGGTACGCCAGGTTCCGCGACGACTTAGGACGTCGGGAGACCTGGGACGAGACTGTAGACAGGGTACAAGACTTCTGGCTTGGACGATTCCCCAAACAGAAGAAAGCGATTGTAGACGCTATGTCGGCTGTACGTCGCTTTGAAGTAATGCCCAGTATGCGTATCATGATGACTGCAGGTAAGGCCTTAGACGAGCATGAAGTCAGCGGGTACAACTGTGCGTACGCACCTATTGACAATGTCAAGGTGTTTAGTGAGATACTGTACATACTTATGTGCGGTACTGGTGTAGGCTTCAGTGTTGAGCGAGACTACGTCAAGCAATTACCTGAGGTACCGGAGACCTTTCATGAAAGCGATACAATCATTAAAGTTCGTGATAGCAAACTTGGCTGGGCTGTCGCATACAGAGAATTCTTGCAGCTCCTCTTTGGAGGTCGTGTACCGGGATGGGACACGAGCGGAGTTCGAGCTGCAGGGGCAAGACTTAGAACATTTGGGGGTAGAGCCAGTGGACCCCAGCCGCTTATCGGACTGTTTCAGTACACTATTGAAGTATTCAAGGGATCAGCTGGGCGTCAGCTCACCACCCTTGAGTGCCACGACCTTGTCTGTAAAATTGCGGACATTGTCGTCGTCGGAGGAGTAAGACGGTCAGCGCTCATCAGCCTGTCGAACCTGACGGACGACAGGATGAGGACAGCTAAGTCAGGTATGTTTCCTCCGCACCGATACTTAGCTAACAACAGTGTAGCTTACACAATCAAACCTGATATGGAAAGCTACTTGAAGGAGATGGGTGAACTTTATGTCAGCAAAGCCGGAGAACGAGGTATATTTAGTCGCATCGCCTGTCAAAGGAAAGTGGCCGAATCGGGTCGTAGAGATCCGGATTGGGCCTTTGGGACCAATCCATGTTCTGAAATTATTCTCAGACCCGCTCAGTTTTGTAATCTATCTGAGGTTATTATCAGACCAGACGACACTGAAGCTACTTTACATGACAAGATTCAGCATGCAACGGTTCTCGGAACGTTACAGAGTACACTCACTAACTTCAAATTCCTTAGGAAGTGTTGGGCAGATAATTGCGAAGAAGAGCGTCTTCTTGGAGTCTCACTTACCGGGATTATGGACCATTCTTTCTTCAATGGACACAAACTCAGCACCGTTAAAGAAGACGAGCTTAAGAAAACGCTTACGAGACTCAAGGGAGTCGCGATTAAGACTAACGCTGCATTTGCTAAGCAGCTTGGTGTTAATCCTAGCGCTGCTGTTACCTGTGTCAAGCCTTCCGGTACTGTTAGCCAGTTGTGCGACACTGCTAGTGGCATACATCCTCGTTATGCTTCAAGTTACATTCGCAGGGTTAGAAACGACAATAAAGACCCCGTTACCCAGTGGCTCAAAGACTCTGGAGTCACCCACGAGCCAGACACCTTCAACGAGCACTGCACAGTCTTTAGCTTCCCCTTACTATCTCCCCCCGGAAGCGTTTGTACAGGAGACATTACAGCGGTGGAGCACCTCAAGACCTGGCAATTGTATAACGACTACTGGTGTGAACACAAACCAAGTATTACCCTCCAGTACAAACCAGAGGAGTTCTTAGAGTTAGCGGATTACATGTACAAACACTTTGATAAAATCAGCGGGATAGCATTGCTACCAAAGGACGACCATATGTACACCCAAGCACCGTACGAAGAAATAAGTGAAGAAGAGTACCAGAGTCTGCTAAAACAGACTCCTGAAGCCCTTGACTGGGAGAAGTTACAGACGTACGAGACTACTGACAACACCTCAGTGCAGCCTGAGTTGGCTTGCACGGGAGGTGCCTGTGAGCTTTAAAGCCGTGTGGGCATTCTTCCTTTATTTCTGTGCAGGGATATTAATAGGCTTCTTTATTTCAAAGGCCCTTAAAGCAACCCTTGCAGACGACGGACCTGCTTTTCAAGAGCAGGTCCAGAAGACCGAGTATATGAGACTATGTGCAGACGAAGGTATTTCAGCCTACAGCTGCCTTAATAATTGGATGGGAGTTCAGAGCAATGCTTAATCTAGTAATATTTAAAACCCTTTGTGTAATCCTTGCAGGAGTGTGTGACCGTATCCGCGGTGGGTGGAAAGGTCCAGGGGACGTTCTAGCCGGTGTACGTAAGTTACCCGTGCTCTTTCCGGGACTAGTGTTCATGTTTCTGAGCTTAGCTGTACTACCAGCGTCGGCATGGGTCTTTGCACCCATTGCCGGAGTCATTGGTGGGTTGCTAGCATGGAGACAGGACAACGGTTGGCGTGGTCAGTTTGTCTTCGGTAACGAAGGGTACGACCCTACTGACTTGCATCGATGGTACGAACCTGTACGCTTTGGGGCGATACAGGGTCTCGTCTTGTTGCCTCTGGCTATCTTCTATGCACCGTTCGCTTACTTCATTCACGCTGCTATCCTAGGTCAAATCTTAGCGATGTACGTCAGTGAGAAGTTGTTCAAGACGCACATTGAAGAAGGTCGCATTATGGACCTCAAGAATGCATGGCCTGCTTCTGAGTTGTTAGGTCCAATCTTCACTGGTCTGTTCTGGATAGCAATTGTAACCTTTGCAGGAGTATTCTAATGGACGAGGACTTCGAAGCACTTCATAACCGTGTCATCGCTCTTGAGAAGCGTAACAGTTATCTTGAAGAAGAAGTCCGCTTCCTCCTCTGCCTAGTAGAGGCAGGGGTGGACAGCTGGCCTGGATATGAGATAGCCCAAGAGATGTTTGAAGAAGGGTTACGAGGACATACCTAATGTTTCTATTGAAGATAACGTACATGGCATTGACGATTACAATCCCAGTGCCTAACCTTGAAGTGTGCCAGACTTTGGGTAATACCGTCAGGATAGAACCCAAGGACCAGGTACATGTCATGTGTATCAGAGACACGACAAAGGACGTACAGACATGATATCGTACAGAGACATGACCTTCTGCGGGTCAGACGGAAACCACCCAGGCAGTGACTGTACCAACAGGAGCTGCTTCCGTTTTCTCAATGCTATCGAGATAGGTAGAGCTGAGAAATGGCAGGAGAATCCACCCATAGCCTTCGGAGACTTTTCTGGAGACTGTGAATACTATGAACCACCCACCCATAAAAAAGGCCAGCTTTAGGGGCTGGCCAAGGAGAGAGACGGTATGAAATTTAAATTTGAATTTGATGTAAGCGGTAAAGATATGGTAACGTATCAGCAACCTCTGACTCGTTTGTTAGAAGCTTTTAATGACAGTACTACCAGGGACATGTACGATGCCTGGGTTGCACGTGTCGCTGAGTACATTGAAGACATCCCTAAGGACGACGCAGATGATAAGTAGTGACAAAGACCCAGGTCAATTTCCTGACCCTAAACGTGTGGAGGTCCTAAAGGAAGCAGCCGCATTAACCGGGGGAGACAGAAACGAAACGTACGGTAGTCCTAAGTCAAACTTAGATTTGGCAGGTGCTATGTACAAACTCTATAAAACAACTGAGGTGAGACCAAGGGGTTTGGCCCACGACGCTGCTTTGATGCAGGTCTTTGCCAAACTTTCTAGAATATGTACAGGTCCTGGTGACTTACATCGTGATAACTATGTGGACTTAGCCGCGTACGCCTCAATAGCGTACGAGGTAGCAAGTCAGTACGAAGGAGAAGCTTAACCGTGGACAAAAACATGAGTTTAAATGCTCATGCTTTAGTACTGAGTGTTACTGAAACTGTTACAGGTGGGTTTGTTATCACCTGGCAGAGTAGTCCGTACGCATGGCAGAGAGTCTATCATGT